GTTCCCAGCGTTGAATGCGAATAGGATCTGTTAAACCAACCTTATCAATCACCTTGATATCAAAGTGCTTACAGAGGCTGGTAGCCACCTGAGTAAAGGTCTGATTATTAAATTCAGTTTTAGTTGAAGTGGGTAACGAGCAGTCAACCAGATCCGCTGTTTTAGAACGGCCATTAATTGATATAACGTGTTGCGTTGCATCGTACTGTGGCAATACCAGGTCAACATAACCGGTGATAATCTTTTCTTTCTTCAGCCATAGTTCACAAGCACTATCAGAACGAATAACCGGCATGCTATTTTCTTCAGACCAGGTGTCGGTTATCTCCAGCTCAAAGGTGTCGGCAATCGCATCAAATGAACGGCGGATATTGATCTTTGTCCAGCCATCGTAAATTTTGCCATCAATTTTTAATTGCACATCAGACACTGGTCGTCACTCCCGTGCGTCCTGCACTACGTGACACAAGACCATCCGTGGTCAAGACCTCCAATGGCTGACCACCTTGAATGAAACCAGGATGCCTTATGTTGTTACGACTAATGATCTCTTCATCACGCGACGCATCACCGTAAACCTGATGAGCAACAACCAGGGCCGGTAATGTGGTCTCTAATGTGTGTGTGGTTAATTGAGCCAGCTTTGCACCACGCGACCGTAAATCATTTGCAACAGCGGTGCGCATATCAGTTAATGCCTGGTAAACCGCATCGGTAATCGGTTCACCGGTCACGTCATTAGTTGCTTCAATTTGTGCATCGATGCCATCGAGTACTTTATCCATTGCGGCCAACGCATCATCACGTGCAGCAAAATCAATCTGGCTAGTCATACGAGCAGCTTCTGCAACAGCGGCACGTTGCACTAATAAATGCACGGCCTGCACATTTCTGGCCTGAGTTTGTCGGCTGCTGGTGTTAGTTGGAACTGGATCACTGCTTGAACCGGCATTAAATAGATCTTGATACACCGTTAAAGCACTAAAGGGTGTTTGCAATGTATTACCAATATTGTTAATGCTGCCAGTGATTAATGAAGCCATGTTTAGTGGTGCATTAATTAATGAGGTAATATCACCAACAACATCACCCACTACATCTTCAACCGCAGCCATGACGTTGGCCACATCATCAACCACACCCTGAACAAAATCAGCAGCCTGACCAATAACAGAAAAGTTATCACCAAAATCTTTAATCGAATCGGCCAGTGTTTTTTCAACGGCTTGTGCAACAGCAGCGACTGTATCTGTTGCTTGAACAACAATCGCAAGGTTGCCCACTTCAACACAAGTGAGTGTGAATTCAGCCTTGCCACCAGCATTTGTGCTTTCGGATTTTCTAGCCGAAATAATCGAGACACTCATCGTGCCAAAGTACGGGTGAACGAGCGGACCAGGGCCGGGCTTTTCAATCGCGTTAATTAATGCATCGCGCTTAGCCTTGTAATCTGCACCAATGACAAATACTTTAATTGTAAACTCACGCTTACTACGGCCCATATCTTCAACCATCGGCTTGTCACGCAATGGATATTCATGCACCTGGTTACGACGGCCAAAGGCCAGGTCGTCATTTTCAATAACGAATTCAGCTTTTCGAAAGCTGCCTTTAGCCGTGAAGCCATCTTTCCTACTCACGGCATCACCATGCCACTATCGACAGACAGCTCCATAGTGTCGCTCTTCATTGACTTCACACTGGCATTGCCTTTTGAATCTATCTCCAAAGCAATTTTTGCTTTTTGATTACCAAGCACGGCCATTACATTAGCCATACCTCGACCAATCGCCTCACCCAGCGCAGTATCATCAACCAGATATTTATTAATTAATGAACCGGCACCATAGCCAGCAGCACCAGCGGCGGTTACTGCTAAACCTGCCGTACCTAATGCACCCGCACCCATCATTTTCAAGTTAGATAAATTACTACCACCTAATAAAGCAGCAGACGTTTTTAATTTTGAAAATTTAGCAACGTTACGAGTTGATTTACCACCACCCATACCGGGCATAGATCCACCCGACATATTAACCACATAAACAGGTGTCACGCCGCTTGCTAATCCACCCGCTGCACCGGCTAGTCCGCCTTTGTCATCTTTTCCACCTTTTACAGCTTTATAAACTTTGCCAGCAAGCAGCGCACCAGCACCGCCATAAACTAAACCTTGAATTATTTTCCCTGTCGTTTCGCTGCCCAGTGTATTAAGCAAATCAGCCAGGTCTTGAATCGGGCCTGTTAATGATTCATCGGCAAATTTTTTCCATGCAGTTGTTAGCATTTCCATACTGCCTGCTGCATCTTTTGCAGCACGGGCCGAGTCATTTAGAGTAGTGGTACCATCGGCATGTACATTCATAAACTTATCCATGCTGGCCACTGCGTTGGTGCGTTTAAATTCAGCGCCGGCTGCATTAAATGCACGAACAGCTTCAGCATCAAATACGGTACTAAGTATTGTTTTCTTGCCTTTGGTTTTTTTAACAATCTCGACCATTAATTCGTTAATTGGTCTGAGTACTTCATTGCCTTTTTTAAGTTCTTTAAGATCAAAAACCTGAATACCACCGGCTTGCAATTTTTTAATTTTTTCTTTGTCGCTTAATGTACGCATAACTGCTTCAAAAGCGGTGGCTGCCTGTTCGCTAGATCCCGTACCCATACGGATAATCTGTAAAGCAGCACCCATTTCACGGATTGCACCGACACCAGTACGACCCATCGAGGTATACGCTGTAACAACACGCGGGCCAAGTGCCGCTAAATTTTCTAAAGTAAATGCACCTTCCTTACCCTGCACATTTAAAATATCCATTGCTTGCAGGACATCTTTTTTTAATACGATACCCATTTTCTGAAATTCGGCCATGATTTCACCAATAGCACCACCATCAGCACCGGTAGCCTGAATAGCCGCACCAATGTTATTAATATTGGCTTTGGCAAATTCAAGGTCGCCTGTTTTTTCAACGATGGCTTCAATGGCTGAGGTAATTTGACCTGGATCGACACGAATGTCTGGCGCGTTTGCTGCATCGTAAATTTCTTTTTTCAGTACGTTCATTTCATCGGCTGATTTATTGGCTTGAATGCCTAAGCGAGTGAATCGACGCTCCAGACCAATCACCATTTTTGCAGAACCTACACCCGCAGCACCTGATAATAAAGCAGTGTAACGATTACCAGCACGGTCCAGCATGCGGCCCGTGAAGCGAGCCGTTTTACCGAGACGTGATAAATGTTGCTGACCTTTCTTTGAGAAGTTACCCAAAGAGGTTCCGTACTTTTTAGCATTGCGTTCTAAATTGCCTGCTAAATCGACAACAACACTTGTTTTTAAATCACCCATTATGTTGGCCGTGCCTCAGGTAGCGTAATGTTTTTCGTAAACTTAATTTATGTATGGCATCTTCTGCCCAGCCTGTACGTGAAGCGAGAATCAAAGTTAACTGATCAATCGTCAACGCCAGACTGATCATCTCGCCCCCGGTTTTTTACTCCTTGACCAGAGTTTTCCGCAACAACAGCTGAATCTAATTCATCAGCTTTTTCTTGTAATAAACTCAAATCTACCGGGTGTAGTTTTTTAATTTCATAAACATCAAACGGACCTTTAGCATTACCAATACTGACAATCTGCCGTCGAAGCACGTTGATGCCTACTAACGTGGGCGATGGAATAAGCTCTGGCTGTAGCTGTCCTTTTTCAGTAGGAACCATCACCAGTTTTTCAGACTCTTCCTGTGCCTCAATCACATCACCTGCAATGACTTCCCGCAGAACCACATCCATTAAAGTGTCTTCACCCACTTTGTAGCCATGTATTAAAGAGAAATTAATAGATGCCATCTCTAATCCTCATCACAGCCAATGGCTTCAAATTTCAATGGCACCATGCCAGATCCAGCATCAAGAACAGCAGGCTCAGTAACGTAAGCCTCTCGCAGAGTGAACTTAACACCAGTATCAGTTTCAAACATGATAGTTGCATCGGTAATATCACTCAGCTCACGCAGAGACGTATCCTTCATGTGAAAGACGCTACATTCCAAACTTGGGATAACGTCTTCTTCCTGATAACCATGATTAGTGCCACCACCGGGATTACCTTTACGGTTAGAACCGCCCGGATTTAATGTCGCACCATTTTCAGTTTTAAGCACTTTTCCGTTCACACGAATAGTGGCGCGGCCTGTAATTTGTTTAGACATGTTTTAAGTCTCCTTTAATGTGACCTTAACGACGGAACTGAGCTTGTGATGCAATAGTGCGTAATTGCCCAACCAGTTTTGGTGAGTCCTGAATATCAAGACGACTTGGGTTACCAGCATTAATTTCAATCAACAGTGCAGCTTTGTAACCTTCATAGTCCTGACACCAGCCTTGTTCTTCAAACGTGCGATAAAGCCCCAGCAATTCAGCTTTTGCAATTTTGGGTTGCATCACTGGCTGGCCTGCACCCACACGCGCATCATTTTCTGCCAGTTTGTGGCGAGGGTATTTCTGTGCAAACAAGGCTCGCTGATCAAAACGAATGCGCTCTAACGTTTCGGCGGTGTTGATGTCGAGGTATGAATCATCAGGCAGGCCAGCAGCATTGGTTTGGTACATTGAAATCTGACGCTCGATGCGCACACTGCCATCAGCGGCCACCGTGTAAGTCGCCATGCCATCAAACAATAAAAGGTTACGCTCTGAATCAATCCAGTTAACAGACTTTTCAGGAGCCATCAAACCAATCATCTTTAATGTTTGCAGTGGACGTGCCGGATCAATGCTTAATTTACCTGCCGCTGTCATTGCGTTTACCGCTGCCCAAATGTAAGGCGGTTGCGGTGCAATGTTAGTGGCCATGCTGGTGACGTGTGGATTATTACGTGCAGATCCAAACGTGCCGGTTGCTGCATGACTGCCACGGAAAGCCGTAAAGGCACGGGCACCGATCTGGCGCATTGGGCCCCATCGCTCATCCAGTTCAGTTTCTAACACCACCATGTTGGCAGTATCGGTGAATGGACAAACAATCCAGTTGTACCACTCGGCACCCATAGCCGCGATGGCTGTTGTTAAGTCTGGATTAGTCGTGCCACCATTCATGGCAACGAAAGCCACACCCACACCTTTAGGTGTTGTCTCATCGTAGTAATTTAAACGCAGGTCAATATCGTTACCGGTTTCACCTTTCCATTTACAGGTCAGAGTAACGACACCTAATGCAGCAGCAGCTGTAACAGGTAATGA